GGCTTCGCCGTCCCGGTGCCGGACACGGTACAGACTGCCGCTATCGATACTGTTGCCGGGGATATCGCGGCCCTTGGAACGCAGGCGGCCGGAGCCACCGGAAAGCTAGCAGACGCGGGTCACGTGCACCCAATCGGAACTGTTTCGTCGCAGACCACGACGTACACCGTCCTAGCTACCGACCGAACTGTCCTGGCCGACGCCACAAGCAGTGCGTTTACCGTTACCCTTCCGACTGCGGTCGGCTGCACCGGGCGTATCTACACCGTCATCAAGAAGGATAGTGCAGCGCATACGGTTACCGTGGGCACCACAAGCAGCCAGACAATCAACGGAAGCACGACCTACACCGGACTGACCGCGCAGTACAACCGGGTCACTGTTCAGAGTGACGGATCAAACTGGTGGATTCTTAATACGTAACTCACCCGGACGCACCCGATCCTGATAGACTGAAGGAGACCATGAGCATTGAGATACTGATCCCGTTCGCACTGGACCCTATCACCGGAAAAGTCATGCAGACCTCGGACCCGGATGTCCAGCAGATGCAGCATGTCTCAAGCCTGGTAACGACTCAGCCCGGGGAGCGGGTCATGCACCCGGACTACGGCATTCCCTTGTCGTCCTATGTTTTCCAGCCGGGAGCGAATACCGTGGCGCAGGAGATCAGGACCGACGTTACCCAGCAAGTCATGCAATGGGAGCCGGGTATTCAGATCGTTAAGATCACCCCTGAGGGTGATGATAACTTCGGCGTGGCCCGGGTCGACGTGGACTTCGAGACCGCACCGGAGTCAACCGGGTACGTCCAGACAGCCACGGTTCACATAGGAGGCACCGTTTCATGAGTACATCACAGCTTCCTCTGCCATCGCAGTACCCGGTACTTGCCGTACCGACAAGCATTGACTACACCAGCAAGGACTTCACGGCACTGGTGCAGGACATGCTGACGTACGCGGCGCAGGCGATGCCGGACTGGCATCCCGGCAGTGAGGGCGACTTCGGCCTGGTGATGGTAGAGCTTATGGCGTACATGGGAGATCTCCTCTCCTATTACGGCGACCGCTTGTCCCAGGAGGCGTACCTTCCCACAGCAACCCAGCGGCTCTCTGTTCTGAATATCGCACAGCTTCTGAACTACGTTCCGTTCGGTGCCCTCCCCGCATCCGGGACGGTTACCCTTACCACGCCCCCGGGGGGCACGTCAGTGACCGTTCCGGCCGGTACGCAGATGTCCTCAACGAATATTCCGGACGGGCTAACGGAACCACCGATCTTCGAAACCAATGCGGACGTGACCATCGCCGGGAATGGCGGGACCGGAACTGTACAGGTCACCCAGGGCATCACCTACACGATGGTTCAGCTCGGTACCAGTGATGGCACGCCGGGGCAGACGTTCTCTATCCCGCAGCTCCAGGCGCAGAACGATAGTGTCAAGGTCTTCGTGGACGGTGCTAATCCCGGGACCCCCGATGCATGGAACCAGATTGATTTCCTGATAGACGCGAGCGCGGGGGATGAATCTTACGTAGTCGGAACGGACCAGTCCGGGGTTACCTGGATCACCTTCGGGGACGGGCAGAACGGATTGATTCCCGGGGTTGGCCTTAGTATATGGGCAACCTACCGGGTAGTGTCCGGTGCCGCTGGTAACCTTCCCGCCGGGTCCGTGAGCACCATCACTAGTCCAGTGTCTGGTGTGAACATCGCGCTGCTTCCTGATGGTACGACGCCGAACACAACTGCAATGACCGGCGGCTCCGATCCTGAGTCAACCGAGTCCATCCGGGCGAACGCCGGACAGGCATTCCGAGCACAGCAGCGGGCGGTGTCCGTGCAGGACTACAACGACCTGGCCCTGAACGTGCCAGGTGTTACCATGGTGAATGCCGTGGCCCAGCATTCAACCAGCGTCGTGCTCTACGTGGCCGGGCCGAACTACCAGGGGCCCGGTCCCGCGCTTACGGATGCGGTGCTGAATTACTTCGCGGACAAGACGGTGAACGGGACAACCCTTAGCGTCGTGCCCCCGGCCGTCATCCCGATTGACGTCGGTACTTCGGGGCAGCCAGTGCAACTCACCGTGAAGGACGGGTTCGCGCAGGCTAACGTCGTCACGAGGGTGACTACCGCGTTGCAGGCCCTGTTCTCTCCACCGAACATCTCGTTCGGTCAGCTACTTACCATCTCGGCTGCCTACGAGGCTATCCTGGCGGTTGACGGGGTGGCATACTGCATCATCCCCGTGTTCACCCGGGAGGACACCACGCAGGCAAACACGAATTCAATTCAGCTACGGCCAAGTGAATTCGCATCTCCAGGAGCCATTCACCTCACAGTCCAAGGCGGGTTCACGTCATGACCACTAACCCGGTGTACCCGAAGTCAATTCTTCCGTGGTCCGACCGCGTGGATGACGTTGATGTTGTCCGCGCGAATGACCCTAACAGCCTCGCGGCGGATGTCATTGCCATTGAGGACACGCTCGGCGTCATGCCCCAGCAGATGAAGGCACCGATGCTTGGCAACCCGGTGAACTTCGTTAACGTCGACCAGCGCCTGGATTACCTGTCTTCCGGGCAGAACATCCCGATCGCGCAGCTCTACAACACGACCGGCATGCAGGTCGCCGGAGCGCAGGGCCCCGGAACTAACTACGGCATGTACAACAGCTACCAGGTGGCCCAGGACCCGTTCGCCGCTGCCGGTCAGCCGATGTACAACGGGTCAGACATCACCATGCCCGTCACTGCCTGGTGCAGCATCGACTCGAACCAGTTCTGGGAGTGGTGGTCTAACGGCTACTCCGGCATGGGACTTTACGTCGGCGGGAACCTAGTCGATTACGATAAGTGGGACTGGGGATTCCCGGGGAACTACCCGGGTGGCTTGTGGCGTCTGCACAATCCGGTACGACCGGCCTGCACGCACGTCCACTGGGAGGGCGTCGTTAACCAGGGTGATCGCATTCGCGTGGTGTCCGAGAACGGGGCTAACTTCCCGGATAACTCCCGGGCCTACCAAATGAACCTGTCGGTGACCATTCTGCGTACGACCCCGTGGGACTACCATCAGGTGCCTTTCAATCCAACTGTTCAGGTCCCCGGTCCAGCTCAGGTTTCCCAGTATGCGCCGCCGCCGAACATGAGTGCCGCTGTTACAGCCGGGCAGATCGTAGCTAGCTGGGATATGTTCCCGCTAAATTACCCGCAGCCGTCCAACTATAACGTCGCCGTGTATGGCCTGGGGTCCACCGCGCCGCTGGTGTACTACACCACCGTGCCGACCCCCGCAACATTCGGACGCATGTCCTGGACTGTTACCCCCCTCCCCACTGGCGTATCGTATCGCGTGGTCGTATGGGCATCGGGCGGCATTGCCCCCCCTCGTACGGCAACACTTTATATCGGAACCTGATAGCGCCCTGGTGAAGGTGGTGTAGCAGTGTCGGTTTACGGGATATCTTCCTACGATCAGTCCATTTACGGGCTGGATCGTTATCCTGCCTATTCCGTCGAGCCGTTTACCGCGCGGTCGGTTAACTATGGCACGCTTCAAGTCACCTGGACGAAGCCATCAGGTTCCATTTTCCGGTACCGGCTGCTCGCTAACCGGTACGGATACCCGGTAAATGAGACTGACGGAACGGTGCTGTTCGATTCCACCACGTACCCCGGTTCCTCCTACGTGGATACCTCGGTCATCGCCGGGACGTACCACTACTACGGGTTCTACGTTCTTGTCGACGTCACGAATAACATCTGGATTCGCAGCGGAGTCTCCGGTTGCCTGGCCGTTAAGGATTACGGTTCGAGCAATGACATGTGGAACCGTCTGCCCGAGCACTTCCGAACTCTGCCGGAAACCGGTGGCGAGCTAACCGGGGACGCGGCTGGTAACCCGTACCTCAAGCAGTTCGTGAACGTCCTGGGGTACAGCGCCGACTACCTGCGCACGCAGTACGGAATGCTGGCCGAGCACTATAACGACCCGATGGTCATCCCGATTGACGACCTCTGGAATCTAGCGGCCGAGGTCGGACTTCATTTCTCCCCTGAGCTGCCCGCCTACACGATCCGAAAGGCAGTCGCAAACCAGGCCCATGTCTGTCGTGAAGGGGGGACGACCCAGGGTATCGGGAATGAGATTATCATCCGCACCGGATGGGCAGCCGATATCACGACCGGCCCAAACCTTATGCTTGAGGACGACCAGTCGACATTCATCCACCCGATCTTCACCCCGTATTCCCCTTACCGGTACTACTACATCGGGGATTACGTCTGGACCGGAGCACCGGTCCTGTCCCGGCAGTGGCCCGGCCTTGGTTTCTGGTACCAGTGCATTAGTCCTTGCCAGGGAATCGACCCCACGGGGGTTGTCACCCAGAGCGCGAACTGGAAAGTCGTAAAGGACGCGGACGATACCACCCTGCATACCCTGTTGAACTCCGGCACGGGCTTTCCCAGTACCTGGGAAGCCGTGGATATTAGCGCGACGTCTGGCTTGCCAACTGCCGGGTCACTAATCCAGGGCCTAGGGGTAAAAAACCTCCCGGGTACAGGTAACGCCTGGAATAGCCTGCGGTTGAAGAACACGGCGGCCAGTTCAAAGACTCTCATCATTCGTAGTGCAGCCCGGCAGCCAAGCCAAGTTACCGGAGCCCCGTGGGCAGTCGATCCGCAGAGCGCCGTACAGGATGCGGTGCCCGTTCCGTACGTTCGGGACTCACAGCAGTGGAGCCCCGCTATTCGGTACGGCACCGGAGACATAGTGCTCTGCCAGGGGCAGCCGTTCACGGCGCTGCGTGCCTCAACCGGTATCCGTCCGCCCGCGAACAATATAGCAACACCGGAGTGGGCCCCCCTGTCTGAGTCGCGGCGTATCAGGATTGCGGCGAGCGGGTACATCAGTGACAACATGACCGGTACAGGCAATCCGGTAAAGGTAAACCCATGCATGGAATGGTATGACGCCACCGGAAACTTCATCACCCGGGTCACCGCACGGAACACGTCAACAACCGGTAACCCGAGTAAACCAGATAACTTTGTGTTTGACTCCTTTACCGGGTCAAGCCGAGTCTTCAATGTACAGGGTAACAATACGGCTCCCATTGGCCCCTGGCAGGCCACGTACTGGCAGAACCAGACTCTAACTGGGACGCCGGTCGGAAGCCAGTCAGTTCCGAATGTGAACTTCAGCCTCGACGGGACGACCTCCCTGTTCCCGAGCCTGGCCAACACCGGATGGTCCGCTAGCTGGGTAACGCGCTTCCTCCCACCGTCGACCGGCAACTATACCTTCTCCCTGAAGGGACTCGGCGGGGGGACGCGCCTGCTCATTAACGGCATCCCCGTGATCAATGCATGGGCGGGCACCCCGACCAGCCTGACGTCTGCCACCATCCAGCTTCCAGGAGGAAGCCCGGTGACAGTCGAAGTCGACTATGTGGCCCCGGCCTACACCCAGGGCAGCGGGAGCACGCCGAACCTTATTGCCATTCCGAACCCCGTATCGACAGGTTCAACGAACTATACCTTCCCGGCGCTCCCTGTGATTCCCGGCATCGAGTACGGTTTCGGGTTTACCGCTCCGGGGTTCATCGGGGCAACCATCACCTGGTACGGACCGAACAGTAACCAGCCGATAGGAACTACCCAGTTCGCCCGGCAGGCGGGACAGCCCGGTATCCGGTCGACCGCGACCGTCCCAGCCGGTGCCACCTCGGCATCCGTCACAATCGGTGCGGACGCGTCTCCTATTAATGTGTCGGCCTACTTTCTCATGGCCACTGGTGCCCCCGTCGCATCGGGGCTTACTGTGACGAGCCAGGTTACGTTTACCCCGACGACTAGCCTGCTGAATACTAATACCCTGACCGGACGGACCACTGATGATAACCTATTGGCCTGGCAGACCCCAGTTGGAAACTTCTCCGTGGGTAACGGTAACTGCTGGCCCCTGATCCCAGGACAACGATCAATTGGACTGGTTCCCGGACCGGCGAACACGAAGCTCGGCGTGACTTTCCGAACCGGGCCGCAGTCCGGGCAGACCCAGGGTATGGTCTTCCGGTACACCGACGATAACAACTACTGGCGGTGCAGCCGCACAGACCTTAGGAAGAAGGTCGCCGGGACATGGGCACTCGTCGCTACGCACTCAACTGCCTTCGCTGATAACGACAGGATGATCATCGTCCTGAACGGGCCCGTAATCCAGGTATTCCGGAACGCCGGGGGAACTCCGGTAAGCTCAGTCTCGGATACATTCAATTCGAGTGCCACGAAGCATGGTGTAATTGTGGAGCAGACGTGACCGCGCCATACACGACTAACCTCTGCCCGAACCCGTCGTTTGAAACGGTAGTAGATTCCATCCCGCAGGGGTCACT